GAAACAAGATTAACCTTTGTCAAAAAATATTATGACGCAATCAGTAAGTTTAAGATTAACATTCCTACTCCTGTGATGGCAGGTGTGAGAACACCGATTAGACAATTTGCAAGTTGTGTATTAGTTGATAGTGATGATACATTACCAAGTATCTTCTCAAGTGATATGGCTATTGGTAGATATGTTGCTCAAAGAGCAGGTATAGGTATCAATGCAGGTAGAATTAGAGGTATCAATAGTAAGATTAGAGGCGGTGAAGTACAACACACAGGTGTTATTCCTTTCCTTAAAAAGTTTGAGGCAACTGTTAGATGTTGCACACAAAATGGTGTAAGAGGTGGTAGTGCAACAGTACACTTTCCAATATGGCACCAAGAGATAGAAGACATACTCGTATTGAAAAACAATAAAGGTACGGAAGATAATAGAGTTAGAAAGTTAGATTATTCTATACAGATAACTAAATTATTTTATGAAAGATTTATTAGAAATGCTGAGATAAGTTTATTCTCACCTAATCATGTGCCAGGTTTATATGAGGCATTTGGTATGCCTGAATTTGATAGTATGTATATAAAATATGAGAAAGATAAATCTATACCTAGAAAAACAATAGGTGCTCAAGAGTTGTTTATGGACTTATTAAAAGAAAGAGCAGAAACAGGTCGTATCTATATTATGAATTTAGATCATTGTAACACTCACTCATCTTTTAAAGATAAAGTGTATATGAGTAATCTATGTCAAGAAATTACACTACCTACGACACCAGTACAACACATAGACGACAAAGAGGGTGAAATTGCGTTATGTATTCTATCTGCTGTTAATCTAGGTCTACTGACGGATATGAACGAATTGGAAGAACTATGCGATTTATCTGTTAGAGCATTAGATGAAATTATAGATTATCAAGAATATCCTGTTGAGGCTGCTAAGATATCAGCACAATCAAGAAGATCATTAGGTATTGGTTATATTGGTCTTGCACACTATCTTGCTAAAAATCAAGTAGGATATGAAGATAAAAAAGCATTAAAACTTGTAGATAAAATTACAGAGGCATTTCAATTCTATCTATTAAAGTCTAGTAATAACTTGGCAAAAGAAAAATCTAAATGTCTATGGTTCGAAAAGACTAAATATAGTGATGGTATACTACCAATAGATACCTACAAAAAAGAATTAGATGATGTCGTAAAAAGAGATTATGCTTACGATTGGGAGTGGTTAAGAAAAGAGATCAAAGAACACGGATTAAGACACTCAACTTTATCGGCACAAATGCCAAGTGAGTCCTCATCTGTTGTATCTAACGCAACGAATGGCGTTGAACCACCGAGAGATTACTTATCAATTAAGAAGTCTAAAAAAGGTCCTCTTAAACAAATTGTACCTGACTATAACAGACTTAAAAATTATTATACATTATTGTGGGATATGAAAGGTAACGAAGGATATATTAATATCATTGCCGTTATGCAGAAATATTTTGATCAGGCAATTAGTGGTAACTGGAGTTATAATCCAGAGAACTACAAAGACGGTGAGGTGCCTCTATCAACAATGGCACAAGACTTATTGACTACATATAAACTAGGTTGGAAGACGGCATATTATCAGAATACATATGACGCTAAAACTGAAATAGATGAACCTGTACATCCTGTCGGTTGGCATGATGGTGTAGAGGAAGATAAGAAGAAGGAAGATGACGAAGAAAACTGCGAAGCCTGTACAATATAAAAAATATTTTCACGAGGCAATCGAAGAAGATGAAAAGATATTAGCAATAGGTCTTAAACAAAGTAGATTACACAAAAAAGAACGACTAGAGATGGAGAGAAAAAACAAAAAAGATGAAAACATTTAATACAAAAAAAGTAGATTGGATGAAACAGCCTATGTTCTTTGGTGAAGAGCCAAATACACAAAGGTATGATCAACAAAAATATCCTATATTCGAGAAGTTGAATCAACAACAGTTAGGTTTCTTTTGGAGACCTGAAGAGGTTTCTTTACAGAAAGATAGAAACGATTATCAATCTTTAGGACCTGAACAAAAACATATCTTTACATCTAATCTAAAGTATCAAACATTATTAGATAGTGTACAAGGTCGTGGTCCATGCCTTGCGTTTTTACCTTATTGTAGTCTACCTGAATTAGAATCTATGCTAGTTGCATGGGACTTTAGCGAAACGATACATAGTAGATCATATACTTACATAATGAAGAATGTATATCCTGATCCTACGGAAGTATTAGATACAATCATTGAAACACCAGAGATCATGGCGAGAGCAAAAACTGTTACAGACGCATACGATAAATTCATTACCTATGCAAATAGATATTATCTAACAGGCAAAGGTGATATGAAAGAACTTAAAAGATTATTATATCTTACATTGATCAATGTCAATATACTTGAAGGTATAAGATTCTATGTATCATTTGCTTGTTCGTTTGCATTTGGTGAATTAAAACTTATGGAAGGTAGTGCTAAGATCATATCTCTAATTGCAAGAGATGAAAACTTACACCTTGCTGTATCTCAGAATATGATTAACAATTATAGAAACAAAGAGAATGATAAAGAGATGTTGAAGGTCATCAAAGAGAACGAGGAAGAAGTATATAAAATGTATGATGACGCTGTACAACAAGAGAAAGATTGGGCAACATATCTATTTGATAAGGGCTCAATGATAGGTTTAAATGATAAACTATTGAATCAATATGTAGAATACATGGCGAATAGAAGATTGAGATCAATAGGATTAAAAGCAGTTTACGATCAACCAGTCACAAACAATCCATTACCATGGACAAGACACTGGTTAAATAGTCGTGGATTACAGAATGCTCCTCAAGAAACTGAAATAGAAAGTTATGTTGTAGGGGGTATAAAACAAGATGTTGAAAAAGATAGCTTTAAAGGATTTAAACTCTAATGATAGAAGAAAAAAAGACTTGTATTAACTGTGGTGCTTTATACGAAGTAAAGCATGATCTTCCTGAAGAAGATTATATAGAAAAGTTTTGCCCTTTCTGTGGTGAGGAAAAAGAGCTTAATGATGAAATTACTCATGTCGAGGATAGATACGAAGATTGGAACTAAATGATTGATGATTTACTAAAAGATATAAAAGATTTAAGAAATGAAATGATACAATCTAACTGGCCTGCTCAAAGATTGAGTAATATCATTTTAAAATATGATATGAAACTACAAGATGAAAAGAGAAAATTTACAAATGATGAAATTGTTGAGGCTACAAATAAGATATTAAATGATTGAATTTGACTATAAACTAGATTATAAAAATATATTATTTAAACCTAATGATACTAGATACAGAATAGGTCGTGGCGAACAAGGTGTATTACTTGTCAGACCCTACACAAATGATATCTGTAAACACTGGAAATTTAAGACACCATACATAGCACAACAATCGGCACAAAAGATATTTGATCTATACCTAGATTATAGATGTAATAAAGACTTTGTGGGTATGGATATGTGTAGAAAGTTTTTAGAAATGGGTTTCACTAGGGCAAGAAGATATGCTAATCACAAAGATGGTAAGAAATATAAGGACGGCAAGATACTACCACAAGAGAAAGACGCATTGACAAGTCAAAAGGCGATATCGGCTAGAATATTTAAGACATACAGAGATTTATGCACACAAGACGAATACTATATACAGTTGAGAAAAGAATGGAGAGCGAATGAGTTGGGCATATCAAGGCAAAATAGTTAAAGAACTACCTAAAGATTGTGAAGCATTTGTATATCTGATAACAAATACTACAAATGGCATGATGTATGTAGGTAAGAAGTTAGCAAAATTCAAAACCACAAAGAAACCACTCAAAGGCCGAAAGAATAAAAGAAGAGGCACGAAGGAAAGTGACTGGAAAACCTATTGGGGTTCCTCTGAAAAATTAATCGCTGATGTAGAGAAACATGGCGAGGATAAGTTTACTAGAGAGATACTATATTATTGTCCTAGTAGAGGTGTAGCAAGTTACCTAGAAGCGAGAGAACAGTTTGATCGCAAAGTACTTGAAGTTGACGATTATTATAATGGTATCATAAATGTTCGTATCGGAGGTTCTAAAATTTTAAAAGAATCGCTGAAAAAAATGTTAAAAAATTAATTTGTCTAAATAGAAATAATACGAAACTGAAATTTGATTTGATATCTCAAACTTCTTAACACGATTAGGTGATTATGGCTCTGCCGATAAGAAAATTTATTGTTCGATTACGAATGTGGTACGCTGATTTGCGTGGCCATCATGGCAAGCGATGGAACTATGAACCAGGCGACCACTATATGGGTCGAAAAAGAACAAAATAAGAACATAATCACCTCAAAACCCCCCATTTTACACGTTTTTTAGTGCTTGACTTTTATGTCAAAATACGGTATAATATATCTATATTATGAAAAAAAACACTATGACAAAACAATCAAAGACCTTTAATGTATGTTATTTAAGAGAGTATATGGATCCTGAACATCAAGGAGATTTCTTTTATGCATATGAAACAGTTTACAGAAACGTACCTGAAAAATACAGATCAAAATTCAATGATAAGAATATGAAGATGAAAATCTTAAAATTCTGTGACTGGAATTACAAAGACATGGCGACTAACCATACTAATGTCACTAAAATTGAACTGATAGATCAAGATCAATATTACACTACCTACTATGATGTATTCGGTGAAACAGTTGATGAACATGATAGAAAGAGAATGTTCAATGATTATGGCCAACAATGGGATAGATCATCTTTAAGAAAAGATTTCAATATGGAATTGACTAAATCGAAAGTATTACATTATAATGATAGGAGACTAAATTAACGCTTGACTTTTATGCCAATTCATGTTATACTTAACTACAAACTAACAAAAGGACTATATTATGGAAATGACTAAAGAAATCATGTTTGAACAATTTGCCAAACTAAAATCTAATAACGAGAAAGTGAAATATCTCGTAGATTTAAAAGAACTAAAACAGAAAAATCCTCATGTTTTTAGAAATATCAAAATCAGTATAAAACAATTCAATAATCTTATCAGAGAATATTCAAGTGTCAAACCTTTCGGTGCAATGTTAAGAATGATTGCAGAAAGAGAAGAGGCTGAAAAGAGAAAAGAAATTGAAATGAGGAAGAAATAATGAAGAAGTTTTTTGCTATAGTAATAATTCTTAACTCCTTGTTGTTTGTTGGTCTATCATCTGTCGCTAAGGCAGATGAAAAGACTTCGGCAATTATAGGTCATGTTATCACACAGGCAATTCAAGGTAATGATATGGATCATGCTGAAGTTATGGGTAATGAGTTAAAATCACTAATGCACAAATACTCAATAGAAATGACCCATGTATTATTACAACATATGCCAAATATATTAGATAGTATATCGGCACAATTAAGACAAGAGTTAGATAAACAATATAAATGTTCACTTCAAGGTGATTATAAAAACAAAGATTGTTCATAATGAGTAAGGTAACAGTAGAAATTAAAAAGAAAACTATACAAAAAGCTTGGAATCATTTTAAATTTATGAATGATATGGCATTTACTCAAATGGAAAAAGGAACTCCATTTTATGATTTAATGAGAGAAATAGAGAAAAGTATTAAAGAACAAAAAAAAGAAAAAGACTTTACTTGGAAAGATTTATTTGAGTTTTGGCCGCTATCAATTGTTGTGCCAATAATGTTACTATCAATCATACTAGGACCATTATTTCAATGATGTGGGATTTTGTAATATTAATATTATTAATGTTTGGCTTTGCTTGGATGTTTGTAAATGCAGTTGAATTTTACGAGTATATTAGTGCCAAAGTATTACAATGGTTACAAAAAGATAAGTGGTTCTAAGCTTGACTTCAATGCCAATTTATGTTATAATACTCTAATGACTTCGATAATTTACACTAAAAATACAAGTGGTGCAATTCGTAGGTTACGAAACAAGAAACCTACCAAAGGTTATCTATCAGCACTAGTAAGTCATATTAAATTTCTTAAAAGTTTAGGTTTCAAATTTGACTCTAAAGGTAAAATTAAAAAACGACAGAAAAAACCTGCCCCTTTAGCTCATTCGGTAGAGCAGCTGATTTGTAATCAGCAGGTGATCTGTTCGAATCAGATAGGGGGCACCACAACTGTACCATCAGATAACTGGCGATTAAAAGAATCTAAAAAGTTTACTGTCGCCCCAGCATATAACAAAGGCGGTTATCAAGTTATATCAAAAGAAAATATTAA